TTTGAGCGCCAATCTCGGCTAACTTCTGCTGCCCACGGATCTGCTCTAACTCGCACTGACGGCTGAACATAGCCATCTCATGCAAGCGCTCGTTCTTCTTGTCAAAGAACTTTAGGACTTCAGGAGCCAGACGAAAGATACCGCCTAGCGCTCCACCCAATATTCCACCAAATACTTCAAACATTTGATTCCTTAATCGTAAACATTAGATTCTTGTGTGACGGGTAATTCACAATGACTTCTCCCTCTGGGCACTTGTACTTGATGTGTGCCATCAACATGGCAACGCCGGGCGTCACCTGTGAAGTAGTGTCCAGCTTAAATTTGTACCCAAACTTATCCACTGTGTCGCTGGCTGGGCCAGAGAACGTTGCGATGCTAGGTTTGGCTGGGTGTACCACCAACTCAGAATCCCGCACTTCTAGTTTAAACGAGGTGACTTCGCAATCGTCCCTGATCTTTTGCCGGGCTACTACAGCTTTAAACTCACCATTTGCAGGGGCATCGGATATTTGGAAATGCTCTGGCGACCACTTAAGAATGTCTTTATGAAACACGCCAAACTTATCAGCAAGCGTATAACCACCGCCGATCATGGCAGTTGAGGCAGTTACTGCACCAATAATTTTAGTGTAATACTCAAGTTCCATTTCACACCCAACCCCATGCAATCATGTACGTGCCAAAGATGACGAAGGCCACAAGACAGGCTGCGGCAATGAGTGCTTCAGCCCAGTCCCACATGATTAAAACGTAATTGATCCGCTTGCTGTGAATTGGTAGACCCTAAAGCCTCCAGCCACAGTGATTGTTGGTGAACCTGTTGTGCTTGTAGCGGCTCTAAATGTGTCTGGATAGCGGAGGATTACGATGCCAGAACCACCTGTGCCACCAACAGATGCACCAGCCCCAGAACCCCCACCTCCTCCGCCAGTGTTTGCCGTCCCAGATGTTCCTGAACCAGTTACATTAGCCGCTCCGCCACCACCAGCGCCACCGATCCCCGCTGTTGATGCGGCTCCGTTATATGCACATCCGCCACCACCACCAGCATAAGTTGTGCGTGTACCGCTAATAGCCGATGCAATACCTGCGCCTCCAGCGCCACCGGGAGATGTCGTTGACGATGAAAGAGAACCTAATCCTACTGAACCTGCTCCACCGCCACCTCCGGCTGGATAACTTTTCCCTAATCCACCTGCGTTTCCTTGGCCAACAGTTCCGGCTCCTACGTTATTTCCAATGTTGCCCTCTCCATTTCCCCCACCAGAACCTCCAGTTCCAGCTTGAGAGCTACGTGTTGCCGCACCGAATCCACCACCTAAAGCGGTTATCGTATTGAAAACGGAGTTACTTCCGTTTACCCCACCAGAATTTGAACCTCCACCAGCACCACCTGCGCCAACAGTAACAGTTAATGCAGAACCTGTTACTACCCCGCAGAAACTAGCAAGCAGTCCACCCGCACCTCCACCACCGCCTCCGTTGGAAGTCGATCCAGTACCATTTCCGCCACCACCGCCTCCAGCAACAACCAAGTACTCCACATTTTGCGGAGCAATCCCAGTCCAGTTGTTGTCTTTAACGGCTTGGGACGCTTGACTCAACGTCCACATCCCCGATAGTTGGCCCATGTTAGGCTCCTTGAGTTACTTCAACCCATGACAATGTTGGCTCATCCCAACGATACATCTTGTTATCTGTAGGCATAGCCGTAGGTGCGCTCCAATGACAAGTGTCTTCATTCAGCACCCAGCTTGGGAATGGTTTTTGAGGAATGAACGCATCACGGGTTGAGTCGTATGTGTACCCAATGCCAGCGTAGTTCTTACGCAAGGGACGACCTTCAGGATGCTGACCTCCGTAAGTGTTGTAGCTGGTCTGAACCCACTCAGAAGGATCACCCCAGTGACCTAAAGCCAATGTCTCAGCGTCAATGACAATAACTTGGTCAACGATGCCGTTAGTAATATGTGCAAAATGTGCCATGCTTTTCCTTTAAAAAGTTACAGTTCCAGATGAAGTCCAAGTGTAGATTTGGTATCCATCTGCGTAGTTTATCTGAGGGTTGCCTGTTGTAGAAGTAGGTGCAGCGCAGTTAGTAGGGTAACGAAGGATAACGATACCAGAACCACCAGCGCCCCCAGTATATCCACCACCACCGCTAAAATCTCCTGCACCACTTCCGCCGCCACCACCAGTATTGGCAGTTCCAGCAGTAGCGTTAGTTCCTTGATTGCCGTAAAAAATTGCTCCGTTACCGCCGCCTCCGGCTCCGCCAAACGAAAAGCCTCGGATAGTTCCGTCCATGTATGTGCCGCCACCGCCACCGCCAGCGTAAAACACACGCTGTCCAGTAATGGTTGAACACAAACCTGTTCCACCTACAGCATTTGCATTGTCATTAGCAATACTACCAACAGCACCCGCGCCGCCTCCACCGCCGCCACCCTGTGCGCCAGCACCCCCTGCGTTTCCTTGACCTGCAACTCCAGTTCCACCAGCCGCGCCACTAGCATTACCACCAGCGCCACCACCAGAGCCGCCAGCATTTCCAGTCGAGTTAGATGCGCCTCCGCCTCCACCGCCTGATGTAGTAATAGAGGAAAAAACTGAGTTACCCCCAGTTGAACCAGCCGCATTTGAACCACCTCTAGCGCCTCCTGCGCCAATAGTAATGGTTAAAGCAGAACCAGAAGCAACAGCAAAATTAGCGGCTGTTAATAAACCACCAGCGCCCCCGCCTCCATTACCTATATAACTGCCTGTAAAAGGCCCTGCACCACCAGCGCCCCCAGCGACCACTAGATATTCAACCGTGGCTGTAACTCCGCTTGTCAGTGGATTGAAGGTAGCCGATATGTAACCACCAAGATTTGCGCTCATAGTGTGATACTTCCGCTAGATAAGAATGTGTAAATCGTGTAGCCGTTAGCAGTTGTTTTTGTGCCATTGGTTACGCTTGCCGCATCAGCAAATGTGCTTGGGTAGCGAATGATAACAATGCCAGAGCCGCCTGCACCCGCTCCACTATCGTTCTGACCTGCTGTGACCGCTCCTGCGCCACCACCACCGCCCCTGTTAGCCGTACCTGCTACTCCGGGTGTTGCTGTATTGGTACTGCCAGCACCGCCTCCACCAGCACCGCCGGGTACAGGCCCAGAAAAACTGTAAGTACCGCCCCCACCGCCACCTGCGTAAGCTGTTACTGTCCCAGAAATAGCTAAAGCAACACCAGCGCCACCTTGACCACCTCCGTTGTTTGTACCGGGCAATCCCGCTGTTCCAGCACCGCCACCACCGCCAGCACCATAATAACTAGGGTAGTAATTAGAAACTCCACCTGCATTACCTTGTCCTGACACACCTTGACCGGGAATAGTTGATAGTGAAGCACCGCGAGATGCGCCGCCACCAGAACCACCACCAGAGCCTGTACCGCCAGCACCACTACCAGCTCCGCCACCACCGCCACCGGCTGTAGCAGTAATAGAACTAGAACTCAAATTAATAATAGAATCACCGCCATTACCACCTACATTGCCAGAGTTGGTAGTAGGAGCCGCGCCACCTGCGCCAACGGTAACTATGTAAGAAGTGTTAGCCCTGACAGGAACAATACCTGTCAGTAAGCCACCTGCACCGCCACCACCACCTTGCCCACCGCCACCTAAACCAGAGCCACCAGCGCCCCCGCCAGCAACCACAAGGTATTCAACCCAATCAGGCTTTTGCGTACCGCTCCATGCACCCTGTCTTAGTGCTTGGTTTTGTTGTCTGAGAGTAAAAAGTCCTGTTGCCATATAACCTCAGAATGTAATTGTTCCGCTTGACACCCATTGATACACGCGCCAATAGCCAGTAATGTACGTTTCTGGTGATCCCGTTGTTGATGCGGCTACAGCTAGATAAGCTGGGTAACGGATGATGACAATACCCGAACCGCCTGCACCAGCGTCACCAACTGCTGGCCCACCTGATCTTCCGCCACCTCCGCCGCCGCCAGTATTTGCTAGTCCGCTTTGACCGTCCTCAGTTGAAGTGTTTGAGAGGTATTGACCACCACCGCCAATGCCGCCTCCATTACCACCACCACCGGGGCCGCCTATCCCACCCATATTGCCTTCGGCAGAATAGACATCACCACCGCCACCGCCACCGCCAGCGTAAAAAACATTTGCACCAGTAATTGAAGATGCAAGTCCAGTTCCACCATTACCGGAACGCAAACCGTAAGTGGAATCTATTTGACGACCGGGTTCACCTACGCTTCCAGCGCCGCCTCCGCCACCAGCCGCTCTTGTGGCAAAAGTTCCGCCAGCATTGCCTTGTCCAGATGTCCCCGCTGTAGCAGCTCCAGCACCATCAGAGCCTCCAGCACCTGATCCACCAGATGTACCCGAATAAAGGTAATTCCCTGCGCCGCCACCGCCAACAGGAGAAATGCTTCCAAAGACGGAACTTGTACCCCGTCCACCCGCATTTCCGCCACCAAATCCAGCAATACCGCCACCACCAATTGTTATGGTAATGGCTGATCCGGGCGTAATCGCGTATCCAGTAGCGGTTAAAAGACCGCCAGCACCGCCGCCGCCAGCACCTTGCCCACCGCCACCGCCACCGCCAGACACAACAAGGTATTCCACCGTTGTAGGAACGGTATTCAAGCCATTAAAGGCGTTGGATACATACCCACCTGTATATCTTTGAGACATAAAAGTCTCCTATTAATTAATTTCTTCCCAAGAGCAGGTAACGACAAAATCGTTCGCCACGCTTGCAGTAGCACCAATGGACTTGTCTTCTAGCAAGTAAAAACTTGTTGTCTTGTCAGTCACAATCAAAGACGCATCAGCGGGTACAGAAACTGTAGACGCAATTGCAGTACCTGTACCACCTAGATCATCTTGAGAGAAAATCTTAATGGTGATGTCAGCAGCAGCACTGCCGTCAACGTTGGCAGCGACAATTGAATTAATCTTGTAGACTTTACCTGATGCCGCTGGATTGTTTACCAACGCAGTAGCAAAAGGGTCTGCCGTGGATGAAATCAAAAAGGTGGATGTATTACCGTAGATGGTAGTAACGTTAACAATATTTGGATTTGCCATTTAATGCTCCTAAAATTAACCGAAGATCATTGCCATCGCAATGGCCTTACCTGTTGTAACGGGTACAGCACCCCATTCAGGTGCTGTAGCACCACTATTCATAACCAATGCCTGACCAGCCGTACCCTTGGGTAAACGAACAACATCTGTACCGTTATAGTACATCGTGTCGCCTGCGGTTGTTGTAGGAGCCAGAGCGTCAAAAGCTGCTGTAGCTGTAGTCTGTCCTGTGCCGCCGTTGGCAATTGCCACAGTACCCGTCAAACCAGATGCTGGAATAACACTGGATGCAACTTTAACAAAATCTGTACCATTCCAAGCGGCAAGACACTTCTCACCAGAGACAATCGTTACTCCAGTTGTAGGGCCAACACCGCGCAGGACAATAGAGCCTGTACCAGCGTTAATAACAGCGTAGGCTTTACTCTGCGCTGGGGCTGTGATGTTGCGGGTTGTAGCGCCGTTGCTGGCCGTCCAAAGCAGGATTGCTTGACGGGCTTGGTTGGCCGCAAGTGTGGTGGTTGTCAGCGTGACATCTGCGTCAGCACTGAGCGTTGTTGTACCGGCAACCGCACTATCGAGTAGCGATGTAATTGCGGTATTAACGGTATCACCCCAAGTACCGGACAACTCGCCGGTAACTGGCAGGGCAAGACCCAATAGTGACGTTGCTTGCGTAGTCATTTAAAACTCCTATGTTGGAATATCTGTCCATCCGGGGTTTTGTGTAGTGTCCACATTGCCCCAACTTGGTGTCTGCGAATCATCAATCACTGTCCACCCCCGAATTAAAACAGTTCCAATTTGTCCAGTACCTTGCACCCCAACTGGGATTACAACTGTCGCTAACTTTAACTGAAACTGTACCTATCTGTCCAGAACCTTGGACTCCAATTACGGATTTAATTACCGCCGCAATCGCAGTGCCAACGCTACCTGTACCTACCACACCTGTTGGTGTTGCACCGCCGTTATAAATAAGCGATACGCTACCAACAGAACCAATACCTTCAATGCCCGTTGGGATGATGGTTTCGCTCACATTTATCTGAACGCTACCAACATTACCCGTACCCAATACACCAGCAGGCGTGAACTGCACATACGGAACTGTAGTACCTACAGCACCCACGCCCTGCACTCCAGTAACTGTGATTGCTTTACCAACCCTTAGTATTGGAGTACCAATCGCGCCTACACCTTCAATACCAATCGGGATGATGTAATCATCTACGTTGACATCAAAGTTACCAATCTGTCCAACACCCTGCACACCTGCTGGCGTGTAAACGACTGAAGCCTTTACAGTACCAATAGATCCGTTAGCCACCACGCCCGTAAGCGTGAAGTTAACTTTTGGCAGGGCTGTACCAACCGCACCTGTAGCAGAAACGCCTGTAGGTACAAACGTAACCGATACCGAAATCCCAACTGTTCCAACAGCACCTGTACCCTGTACAGAGATACTGCCAGCGCCCCAAGGAGAAACACCCCAGCCTTGACTACCCCAGCCGTCAAGGGGGACTACAACAGGGACACCGCCCCAACCGTTATAGCCCCAAGGAAGTTCGCCCCATCCGCTCACTTAAACCCGCTTACGCAATACGAATGATCGCAGTAGCGGCAGCGGCTGATGGGAACTGAATCGTGAAGTCACCAGAACTTACTTGCTGGTCACCGCCAAAACTCAGTACCGCGCAAGCCGCACCAGAAGCGGTGTCGTTATAAATCAATGCGCCGCTGGTTGTGAACGTAGCAGAAGACCATGTGGTGTCTGCAAAGTCACAGATAGCAGTTGTGCCGTCAGCAACAGGAGTCACTGAAGTTAATGTGTTACCGGGGCGTGTGTAACCAGTGGCTGTAGCCAACTCGTCTGAACCCATTTGTGAGTAGTTTGTTGTGGCCGCGCCAAACGTGCCGGAGCCAGAAGCAGTAGCAACAAACAAAGCAATCTTGAATGTGTTGCCTGTGCTGGCCGTAAAGTTGTGGACAGCTTTAAGGATTTCGACCTTGAAGCTGGTAGGCATTGCCGTAGTGATAGTGATAGCCATGTTATATCTCCAAGAGAGTTACAAGTTCAGAATGCCCCGCTTCACGGAGACGATTAGCCAGAGTCGTGTTATTAGACTCAATTGCGCGTTTCATGTAGAACACCAACACACCACGGATGTGTTCACGGAAGGCTTGAGCCTGATCGCGAATGGCCGGATGGGACTGATCCCCAACATAAATGATTTTATTCAGGGCTTGCTCTGCAAGTTCTTCTGGCGTGAATCCACGATGGCTCACAGTGTGAACCATCACATCGCCAATATCGCCTGATGATGTTGCTGAAAACATTAGTTTGATGACCTTATTAAAGCTGCCGTCGCTGTATTAGCAGGCATCGTAATAGTGAAATTGGTGGATGTTTTGTCAGACCCAAAGTCCAACACCGCAATAGATTTGTTACCTTGAGTCACGTTGTAGATTAAAGCACAACGAGCCGTCACTGATGCGTTAAACACTACATCAGCAAAATCTACATAGGCTGTATAACCAGACGAGCTAATGGTCACACCAGTCAAGGCCACACCGCCTGCAACGTATCCTGTGCCCGTAACCTCGCCCACTGTCGTGTAAACGGTAGTTGCCTCGTTTAAATCAGCACTGGCCGTGTACAGGGCAATCTTTAACGTATCCGTGGATAGGTTGTGGACTGCCGTGTATAGCTCTGTCTTAAAGCTGGTCGTCTGGGTTTGGAGAATACTCATGCTACAGGAACCCTAATCTGACCATCACGATAAGCGTCAGCACGCTGTTTGCCGTCACCCAAGTTCTTGAGAAGTGCAATCGCCTGAACATACCGATCTTGAGCAACTTTCATCATATCTGCTTCTTGACGCATATAAACAAACGCCTCGCAGATCGTGCCGTACAACAAAACAGAATCAAAGTTATCGCCCAGCCATGTATTAGTGGCGGTGACAATAGAGTCTGGGTAGTAGTAATAATGCAGTTCAGCTTTGTACGCTGCGCTTGGTGTAGGGCCAACAATGAACGTCAACTCGTTCACATCTGCGGATTGTGGGCCAAAGATGGCGTAGTGCCTAGGCTCAGATGTTGTTGCCGTCAAAGGATAAGCTTCACGGATGAAGTTCACGTCCTTGTTGAGTAGGTACAAATAGTCGCCTTGGAACGTAACAGTGGTGTTAACCGTGCCGGTGTTGACCTCGGTTAAGGTGAC